ATCGTTGATCATGACAGAACGACTTCCATACTTTACCATGATTCAGAAAGGCTTCCCCCCCTCTGCTACCGTATGCAGATCAGGGGGGCAGACAACTCCCGTAGTCACCTTTCTAGCCTCGATGATCTTGAGGGTCTCGTAACCCGCATCCATGCGTAGCAGTTATACAGCTCGTTTCTTGGTGGTAAAGCTAAACTTCAAGGATGCTCCGGCTTTAGCGGGGGTGGGACGATTCAGAGATCCAGGAGAATGTGTGGCTCCATTCCGCCTAGATCTCGATCTAGCCATTTGTTCACGTCGCTTCTGCATGAGATCATCAAACTCTTCGGGATTAGTGTTGACAAATTCAGCTGCTGCTTTAGCTCTACGCTTCTCATAGTCTACCTTACCTTTCACAGCGTCAAGTAATGATACTCTGTCCATTGATCTATCATCAGTCAAAGCGAGAAGGTAACCCAGAGGAGCGGATGAGTCAGTGGCGATCAATGTTGTAGCTACGTCTTGGGACATCGAAATGGCTTTGGTGGTATAGACGTGTGTACCTTCGTGATCAGTCCTTTCTGCGTCCACATCAATCATCAAGTCCTTGTATTTCTTGAGTGCTGAGGCTATGCATGCAGGAATTGTGTCAGTTCCACTGATCTGGCCAACGACAGGCATATCCTTTGGGGCTTGAACGAAGGTAGAAGGCTCATCATATCCAAAGTTGTTAACAATATTCGCCAATCCCTCATTTACGGCGGTAGCAATAGTCGCAGCCTTACCTCTCAAGCCAAAAGGAGCAGACCTCACACCTGGGAGGACATATTGCAATCCGGCTTTCTTGCGAATTTCGTACGATCCATAAACACTGAGAACAGCATCATCATTTCTATCATAAACAACGCCCATTATCGGAGAGTCAGGAACAATGATGATGGTAGTCTTATCTTTGGAGCCGCTCTTACTTGCAGTAATCAAAGGCACACCACAGATCTTCCAGTCTTCCTCAAACTGTGTAAAGTCGTACTGAGTGTCACGCTTTTGGAGCAGTTGTTTAGCGTTCTTTCCAGTTAGATCACAAAGTACAGTGGTAACTCTGGCCAATGCATTAGCATCACTGAGCGCCTCAACGTGCATGACAAGTCTGAGAAAGGCCTCAACATTAATCTTTGCTTCAGGGGGGAGGAGCGTAAGTACAGCCTGGGCAATGTTACGTTTGGTGGGGACATCCATAGTTATGAATCCGCTGCGGTAGCTATTTCCCAAATAGCGCTGCAGTTGATCCAGTCCAACTAATTGATCATCATCATTGAACAAGCTTGAGACAACAGCTTTGGTACCTGGTTTGGACAATCCAACTTGAGGAGTGAGCTGGTAACTACCGTGTATAGCAGTCAAGATCGACCTATCATCGGATTTAGTATTTGTTGGCTGGTTCTCCATGTTGTTGTTGATGACAGAATTGACAAGGTTGAAAGAGTTTCAGGTTTAGCAGGTTAGTACTTAGCCCAAGGTATGGTCATCTACCGTCGAAATTTTT